AGAATATCGTTAGCTTGCGAAATATTATCAATAGTTAATGATGAAACTTACGAGGATTTTAGAGAACGCAATTATGCAACTTTAGAATCTGATTACTTAAATAGTATTGAGAAAACAATACATTAATATGGAGAAATAATATGGTAGACATATTAGGTGGGATGAGTAATCCCAACAGTGAGAGTCAGCAAGTTTATCTTGCTTTCAAAACATCACATCAGCAATTTTTTGCTAATGGTGAGACACCAGTAGAGTTTCAATATCTACAGCTTGACCCTTCAACATTCAAATCAGGATGGGGAAGATATACAAAAGCTGATGGATTTGAATATCACTGGGATGATAAATTTGGTGTAGTAGCACCTAAACCAGCAGATGACTATAAAAGAGCATTTAGTGCTTGGGTCTTTCCGCAAGGAGCACAACATGCTTACTTATGGCAAAGATTCACTTATGCTGAGTCAAGTGCATTTAATAGCTTATTATCTACATTTTGGAATCAAATGGATTCTAGTTCAGCTAACTTACCTGTTGTTAAGTATGAAGGCTCTAAACCTATTCAAGTAGGTATGGGTAACTCATCAGAGCTTTCATTTAGCTTTGCTAAGTTTGCACCTAGAACTGCTGAGTTTGTTATACCTAGTTGGTATTTAGAACAAGAAGCACCAGTAGAGGACACATTTAAGAGTCCTAATGATGGTCTTAGCGATAAAGTAGCTGAGATGGTTAATCAGAATGAACTATCAGATGATGATATACCATTCTGATGCAGTCAGTTGATTGGCAAAGAATAGCACCTGAAGTTGCTACACAATTACTAGGTGAGCCTAGTTCCAAAAAGTCACACGAGTGGCGATATGGAACGCATGGCTCACTGGTAGTCAATATAGAAGCAGGAACATGGTGGGATTTTGAGAATGATGTAGGTGGTGGAATAATAGATTTAATTAAACATCTGAATCAAGATGTTAATACAGTTTTAAAACAGTTTGGTTATGACTTAGCATTACATTCTAATGACTCCTTATTAAGTGGCTTTAGTCCCCCTAAAAGCAAAGCCACAAGTAATGCTAGGTCATTCTCTAAAGAGAAGATGAGGGAACTTCATTCAGAAGCAATAGTTAAGGTGCAATATGCAAAAAACTTTTGGGTAATGAGGTTTCCTGATGGTCATTTTATTAAGCAGAAATACGCACCTTTTAGCTTAAACGATGATGGAACTTGGTCTATGAAGCGACCTGATGGGTTACTACCTATTTATCATACTAATAAGTACCCTGATAAGCCTATTATCATAAATGAAGGTGAGAAGGCTCTAAGAGGTTGTGAGAGCATTTGGGATTATGATTCATGTACTTGGCATGGTGGGGTTAATAGTTGGGAAAAGGCAGACTGGAGTCCTATATATAAAAGAGATGTTTGGATATTTCCTGATAATGATGAAGCTGGTATTAAGTGTTCTAATGAAATAGGCACTATGTTAAGAAAGAATGGTTGTAAGGTTAAAGTAGTACAACCACCTGAATCATTTAAAGATAAGGATGATTTATATGATGCACTAGTGAGAGGGGATTTTAAGGAGTCTAAAGATTTAGAAGATTATATAAACAGTTGTGTAGAGAAGAAGCCAAAAGGTATGGTTACTTTTACTAGAGCTGATGAACTTATGAAACAAGTAGATAACCCTGACTGGTTAATAGAAGGAATACTGGAAAAGGAATCGCTGGCTTGTGTGTTTGGTAAGCCAAAGAGTGGAAAATCGTTTATTGCTATTGCTATGGCTGCTGCTATAGCTAAAGGTGAAAAGTTCTATGGTAATGATGCTTATGCTGCACCTGTCATGTTTGTGTGCGGAGAGGGTCAGAGAGGAACGAAGAGAAGATTGGCAGCGTGGCAACAAGGAATGTATAGCTTAGAGAATGTTCCTCTATACCTATCAGACAGAGCTATCAGAATTAATGACAATGATGATTTTAAAATGCTTGAAGAAGAAATAGATGCATTACAGAATCAGGTTGGAAAAATTGGAATGATAGTTATTGATACTTTTCAACGAAACTTTGTAGGAAATGAGAATAGTGCTGAGGATGTTGGTAACTTTATTAACAAATTAGATGGACTTGTATCTCACTATAAGTGTTGTGTTCTTTTGGTTCACCATACTGGTCATGGAAACTCAGATAGAGGTAGAGGTTCAAGTGTTATGGGTGCTTCTTTGGATTATGAATTTAAGGTAGAACGTGAGGATAAGGCTGTAGGTGATAACTTAGAGGAACAAATGTTTGTATCTTTTGAGCAGACATTAAATAAAGATGGTCAGGGCATGTCTGAGAAGTCTTTTGTATTTAAAGAGGTAGAGATTATAGGTGAAGGATTAAATCTTACATCAGGATTCTTAGAAGAGACTAATATTGATTTTAAAACTAAAAAATCAGATAAATTACCTATGATGCAAGATAGAACATTAACTGCATTGGAAACTGTAGCTTATATTAAAGATAATCAGAATCCGCAAGACCAATTCTTAATGCCAAATGATTTAGAAGGATTTGTTAAAAACAAAGCTGGAGATAATATAGATGCTAATAATATTGGCAAACATTTACGAGCATTAAAAGAAAAAGGACAGGTATATCAGCATGAAAAGTTTGGATGGCAACATATTAAATTTAAGAATGTACAACCAAATTTGGAAGAAAAGTATGATTAAGAAGGAAGTTGGTAGGAAGTTTGGTAGGAAGTTTTGAAGGAAGTTTTAGCTAAATATGAACAATTAGGTCGGAAGGAAGGGAAGGAAGTATGTAATACTTCCCTTACTTCCTACTAAATCATCAGGAAGGATATGAAAACATACTTAAATGAATCTTTAAAAGATAAATTAAAAGAATTAAGACTTTATGAGGTTGATACTCGTATTAAGTGGGGAAATAGAAAACGAATCTTTAAGATGGTTGGTGTTCAGTTTGAGATTAAGTTTTGTAGAGCAGAGCAGATGTTGAAAGATTCTATACATAATGATTCACCTAAAAAACAACTACAAATGGTTGAAATGATGTTAAGAGCTTATGAGCAATTAAATATTAAATGTGAAGAAAGTGGTTATATACAAATACAACCTAATGCCAAGTGTTTTAACTTTGATAATAAAACAGCATTAGTTTGTGATACTGATTCTGAGAAACCTGTATTGGAGAAAATACACAAAGATGAGAAGGATATAATGATATTTAGTATTGAAGAATTGTTTAGATGTATTCCTAATGATTTTATAAGAGCAAAAGAGCTACTAAGTAAATTAGATAAATCAGTAAATATACAGAGAGTTGATTATGTCTAAGTGGCATGGTGGTAAAGGGTCAAAACGTAGACCTGAAGATAAGAAAAAGATTGATGATAATTGGGATAAGATATTTAAGAAGAAGAAAAAGGAAAAGAAAAAATGAATAGTATTAACTTAATTCAAGGCGATTGTTTAGTAGAAATGAAACAAATACATAACAACACAATTGATATGGTATTAGTTGATATGCCTTATGGTACAACTCGTTGTAAATGGGATAGTGTAATTTGCATGGATTCTATGTGGAAACAGGTTAAAAGAATTGTAAAAAATGATGCTGCCATAGTAATGACAGCAAGCCAACCTTTTACGACAACATTAATAAATTCTAATCTTAAAATGTTTAAATATTGTTGTATTTGGGAAAAAAGCAAAGCAAGTAATTTTGTTCATGCAAATTATCAACCACTAAAAGCACATGAAGATATTTGTATTTTTAGTTATGGTGGTTCTGCACAAGGAAGTAAAAATCCAATGAAATACAATCCACAACATATAATTGGAAATCCTTATAACAAGGGTAAAGGCAATTTAAGAACTGAGGTTTTACAGGGTGGATTAACAAAACATAATAAAATTAGTCTTGAAAATAAGAGTGGTCTAAGAAAACCAAGAAGTGTTATATATCATAAAACTGCTGAATCAGAAGGTAAGCACCACCCCACACAAAAACCTATAGGCTTAATGGAATATTTAATAAAAACTTATACAAACGAAAATGAAACAGTTTTAGACTTCTGTATGGGTAGTGGCTCAACTGGTGTTGCCTGCTTAAATACTAATAGAAAATTTATAGGAATAGAATTTGACAAACACTATTTCAATGTTGCAAAAAATAGAATCTATGGAGAAGAAGGATAAGAAAAACAAATGAGTAAGTTTCATCAAGAAGATTTACCTTATGGAGAAGCTGGAGAAAAGTTTGTGCTTAGTATTATCAACAGGAAACATCCTATGGCATACAAGATGGAAGGTTATTTTATAGAATATGACATTATGATTCCTGAGATAGAAAAGACTGTAGAAGTTAAAAGAGATAAGCATACTGATAGAACTGATAATGCTTTCATTGAAACTTATTGTAATAAGATTGAATCAGGTATTAATGCAAGTACAGCAGATTATTGGGCATATCTAACAAAGACTAAGTTATATTGGATTAAGTCAAATGATTTAAAGATATGTATATTAGAAAATAATATACCTGAAGGTAAGAACTACATGATTGATGGAAAGATAATTGATGCTTACCTGATACCTATAGATATATTTAAGAACTATTGTATGAGAATAGATACACTAACTGAGGAGCAGATATGCCAATTAAACTAAAACAAAGTGCCAAGATAAGAGATAGAGCTACTGGCAAGACAACTACAGAACACTACTACTTAAAGAGTATGACACTTCAGGAGCTCAATGATTACATTGAATCATCAAGTGCTAAGAAGAAAGTCATACAGAAATGTAAGAATGAAATAATAAGGAGAGGTTTGTGAAATCTTATGTAGGTAAAGTAAGCACCCCAAAAGAACGAAAGAAAACGCCTAATGATTTAATTATGACTAATCCTGATACAGCCAAGTGGATTGTTGATTATTTTAATCCGCAGGGACTGGCTCTTGACCCATGCAAGGGTAATGGTGCTTTTTATGATGCTTTTAATTGTAATAAAGACTGGTGTGAAATAACTATGGGTAAAGATTTTTTTGATTACACAAATAAGGTTAATTGGATTATAACAAATCCACCATTCAGTATTTTTGATGACTTTTTGCTTAAATCTTTTGATATTGCTGACAATATAGTTTTCTTTTGTCCATTAACAAAAGTTTTTAAAGGTAAAAGGTTGGATATAAAAATATGTGAATATGGTGGTATTAAGGAAATAATACACATGGGTGGTGGTAATCAGCATGGTTTTCCATTTGGTTTTTCTACAGGTTGCATCCATTACCAAAAGAACTACAAAGGCGATATAAAAATAATAAGAAATTATTAAGGAGAAATAAATGAATGACCCAGTGAACCATCCAGCACACTATAATCACAATGGCATAGAGTGTATTCAATATATAAAACAACAATTAGGTAAAGATTTTCCTGCTTATCTTGAGGGTAATGCAATTAAATACTTGCATCGCCATAAATACAAAGATGCCAATATACAAGACTTACAGAAGTCTGTTTGGTATATTAATAAGTTAATAGAACATTACGAGAACTTATGAAGATAGATAAACAAAAATTAGAACAGAAGATTAAGGAAGGCAAATCATCACATGATATTGCTATGACTTATGATGTGCATCCATCTACTATCAGAAGGAAAGCTAAAGCATTAGGTCTTAAGTTTCAAACACAATCGCACTGGAGAAAGGGATGAGATTATCAATTAAGCATAACATTGATGAAGTCACTAGAGGTATGAGTAGCATTCAGAAGAAACAAATACCTTTTGCTACTATGCTCGCATTAAATGATACAGCTTTTGATTTACAACGAGTATACAAGGCTCAAACAAAACAAAAGTTTGACCAACCAACTAAGTTTACACAAACAGGTTTTGCTGTTGAGAAAGCAAAGAAAACTAATTTAAAAGCTGTTGTTTACGTAACTGAGAAACGTGAAGATTATATGAAGCTGCAAGTTGATGGCGGTGTAAGACATCCTAAAAACAAATCTATTATCATACCTAACAGAAGCAACTCAGATGAGTTGGCTAAGTATAAGTCAGGCAACTTAACTAAGGGTGCTGTAAATAAAATAAAAAAACAAAGAGATAAATATTTCTTTGGTATACCCAAAGGCAATCAAGGTAGTGAAGGTATATGGGAAAGATATGGTAGGTCTGCAACTGGTAGTGTAAGTGGTGCAAGGATTAGACAGGTAGCGAAACTATCTAAACAGGCTAAGTATAAAGCTCTATTCCCTTGGACTTCTATTGGTAATGGTGTAGCTTTCTCAAGGTCAAAAGGCTTTGATTCACACTTTGCAAAGCGATTAAGATTCGCATTGAATACAGCACGATGATATTTGTAGGTTCTTCTCAGCAACCAGTTATGGGTAATTGGACAG